GCTATACCGTGATTCAAGATACTAACCTGATTACTTGGAGAGGCCAAGTCAATCATATCGGTATCTAAAAGATCAGTAGCCGTAGTATTATAGAAATTAAAGAATTCTCCTAGTTCAGAGAGTATGATATTTTCTCCTGCTAAGAAACCTAAACGGTTCTTATGAAAGAATATATCATTTAATTTTTCTGTAACAAATGTAGGGTCTGGAGCTGTAGTCTCATCTCCAGCTTTTCTATCGGTCCATGTAATTTGAGACAAGGAAAATACAGTTTCTCCAAAATCAGCACCAAAAGCATCATCCCAAGGATCTTCAGAAGTTCGGATAAACTGGATAGGCATAGTACTAGGATCTAAACTATTAGCTAATCCTGGCTCTACAGTTTCTACCCATTCACCTACATCTTCATCAGCCTGGTTATTATGTTTAATCCAGTAATCATCAGTCCCTGAACTGGGATCTCCGCTAATCTTGATAATAAACCCATCTTTAGTTCTAGAGGGAAGATCCGTAAAATCTACAACACTGTCTTTAATAGCAATACAATTTAATTCTGGAGCTTGAACATGAAGGGTAAAATCACTTCCATCTTTTTTAGTTAAATGAACATTCGTACTGCCAAACTTGGTAATATCAAAAGTAGATCCTATAGAAGAAACAAGTTCATTATAACAATCTGTTACTTGAGTAGCAGCATCATTACTACCATTGATAGTAGATCTTAAAGTACCATCTACATAGACTAGAAAATCTGTAGCATCTGTAGCTTGTTTAAGAAATACTATACCTTCAGGATCTCTGGTATCCCCTGTAGTTGTTAACTTGGCAGTAGCCGTTGTCTTGTTTAAGAGGAAAGTATAGTCAGCTACGGTAAATAATTTAAGATTATCCCTAGCGTCAACTGTAGTGATATAAGTTAATACATCTCCTGTAGCTCCTGAGACGCTCTTAGATGTCCCATCTAAATCCCATACCTCCATTTCAGATCCTGAGAAATCATCGCTGTAATCGGTGCTGAATTGGTCTGAAGTGACGCTGACAATATATCGCTCATCTTCATCTCGATTAATGAAATGTATGTGAGCATCAGTATCAGTTTTATTACTTAACTTAGCTACAAATTCTAAAGGAGGTCTTTTCTTTAATCCTTCTGCTATGGTAACCAGACCATTTTCTTGAGTTTCACACTGAGAAGCTAAACGTAATGAAGGGGGTTGTTGTGAAACCCCATTAATTAAGTTGCTTATTTGTTCTGTTATAAGTGGCATTTACCATGTTTTCCTATAGAGCTTCGTGGTATTATACATATCTCTCGTACCATACCCAACATTGTATCCAGAACGCTCTCCTTCATCATCTAATAAATCTGCATAGGCTTCAGTTTCTTCTTGTCTATTTACTGCTTCTGCTGAAACCTGTCCAATGATTTCTTCTTGGAAGATTCGAGCAGCTTTAGTTGTAATATACTGTCTAGCAGTTTGAGGTATATCTTCAAAATCCAACAGCGTAATTGTAACAGCATCATTGATAGAAGCAGTCCAAGTAAAAGTATTATTATCTAAATCATAAAGAAAAGGAGATCCTTCTCTTCCTCTGATCGTAGTCATCTTAGTAGGAGAATAAATAGATAGTACTGTAGTACCAAGTGGAATTCTACTATCAGAATCAAGGGATAATACTACATCCCATTCAGTATTAAAGTGCCAACCTTTCTGCTGTACTTCCCTGTTGATATTAGATAGTAAATTCTTAGCTTGTGTAACATCTACGGTAGTAGCTGTTTCTAAGCTTGAAACTGCTGCTTCACCTACGGCAGCTAGGAGCATATTAACAGCTTCTAGTTCATTAACAGGAACTGTAGTAAAGTGTGACATTTTAAGTTACCAGACTCATGCCCATAACCTGAGCAGTTCTAATTGTTAAATTATCTGTAGTATCTATATTAGCAACAAAGATAGAAACATAGTCATTCGTAGCCATAGAAGCATATCCAAATGTAACAAGGTTAACTGAGTTAACTGTAACAGCAGGAGCGATTCCTACTATTTTAGTACCTGTAATCAAAGTACCATTCTTATGTATAGCTAATCCAAATTCTTTACTAACAGCAGAAGTATCAATTTCCAAGGAAGCTGAAGCCAAGAATAGACAGTTGACTGTAGGAGTCCCTGTATATCTTAATCTGCCATCTGTATTTTCATCAAATTCATTTGCAGTAGGAGCTGTACTAAGAGTCCAAGTTCCAGCCGTTCCTTCTACATATGTTCCAGCTCCAGCAATTGTAGTACTACCAGGAGTTGAAACATACATACTACCCTGTTTTGTTTGAGTTGTTTCAATGAAGTCACGCAGGTCTTGGGGAGTAATAGAACCAGCAGCCTGACTGTCTTGAAACAAGTTAGTAACTAAGTCGCTTACGGTTCTACTTGTATCAGTCATTGTATCTCCACAAAATATAAAAAAATGAGGAGTCTAAGTATTACCTTAGACCCCTCAAAAAGTTAACTCGAAGTTACGGTAGTACCACTACCAGAACCTTGAATCATAATATTAAAACCACCTGTTACAGCTACACCCGTGCTCATCGCTTTCGCAGCAAGACGTACAATAGCTTTTTCAGGTATTACTACAGGAACATTACCTGGAAAACTGAACCATCCAGTACCATATCCTCCTCTAGCTTCATTTACAGCTACACCTGAATCACCTTCATCGCAAAATACTTCAGCGATAGTTTCGTAGGTTTCAGAACTAGCTACGCCTTGTAAACCATGACGAGCTATCTGTAAAGCAAAACCAGCTTGTGCTACAGGAGCAGCAACAGGAAGGACTGAATACCAGAAACCATGAACGTATCCAGTATGTCCAGCAGGAACTTTCCACCAACAATTACGAATACTATGATCACCAGCTTCAATGAGGCCCACATTATTACCAGCAGCATCATTAGAGAAAGTCAATGTGCCCGCAGAAGCCAATCCTGATCCAGCAGCCGTAATATAAGCTTCGTTAACAAAGGTCCATGTAGTATCTCCTTGCTCTACTATAGTCGTACCATTCAAAGTCATACTTGCTTCTTTAATATTAAAAGAAGTATCCAATCCTTTGACTGTTACCGTTTGAGCACCAGTTCCAGCAGGAGAACCATCATCATCAGTTGAACCGCCTACTACTTCAATACCATCACCAGCAGTACCAAGTTGAGTAATACTAGCATCTAAGTTGGAAATTAGTTCATATGATGTACCAACAGTATCATTATTAGCAAATACTGTGTGTAATGAAACATTAGTAACAGCATTAGCAGCGATAGGAAGATAACTTCCAACATCAGCAATATCCGACATAGTTATTCTCCTTTCGCTTAAGAGGTTTTAAGTTCAACACAACACTCAGGGCGAATGAAACTATGACCCATAGCGTACTTAGCCACAATCCACCATCCTTGAAGTCTAATGTCGTATTCAGTTTCAACTGCTAGATTCAACAACTTAACGGTAGCTACTGCTGACTTGTGCATAACTAATGCCTTAGTCGTAGAGAAGTTAGCTTCGTGAGTTGTGACTCCAGTAGAATCACTGATATTAGTAATAGGAAGATTGTTAGTTTTCACAAGATGAATACCAGCGATCTTCATAACTTCACCTTCTGCATATACTCCTCTTCCACCCCAATCACGGTTGATCAGGTCAGTCGTTTCTGCCATTAAGTAATACTGGGCAGGGCGTACATACATATATCTATCATTTTCAGGAACATTCTTTTCATCTAATTCTTCAGCAGCATCAAACAAGCCACCACCCAAAGTAGATCCAGAGGTTCCATAAGAGGAGTTAGTAAGTACCGCTCCACCATTACCACTCGTAACGAGAGTAGAGGAACGTGCTCCTAACACACCTTCTTGAAGTACATTCTTATCCCATTGAGTACCAAGTATAATACCAGCCTCTTTAGCATAAATAGAACGTACATCATAATGATTCATAGCTTCGTCAAGATTATTGACAAAGTGATCTGCTAAAAGCAGACCGTCAATAGGAATGACTTTCTCATTCTTATTGATTGCCGTACCATCAAGTTCAACAGCAGTAGTAGCAGTACTACCTGAGCTGTTAACATAAGCGTATTCAACTGAAGCAGTTTTCCATACAAGTGGGAACTGAGCTGAAATACCTGAACTGATAGAACGGATAACGTGCTTGTCCATCGTAACACTAGCTTGTTCAAAAGCGGTCAATACTTCACCAGCATAGACCTTAAGAAACATAGCACTGGAATCACCAGCACTATTTTTTTGACCAGAGCGAGACATTACTTGAACGGGTGCAGTAGTCGCAGTTGTACCCATAGCAAGTCTCCTTAAATTAAGTTAATAAAAAGTACCTATAACAAAAATTGCTATACTTCTTCATCAACTTTCAACTAAAGATTATCCACCTCAGCAGGTCCTTGTCTACTTGTTTAACTACTCTATAGCTCGTTGTGCTTTACTCTCTTAAGTTTGACCTAAAGAAAAGACTTCAGATCTCTCAAGTTTATCTCTGACATCTTGGCGATAAGCCATGTCAGTTTCATACCTAGGATCTTTCATAGCTTCTGTTACTTGAGCATTACTACGAAAGACATCGGAGCTGTCACTCATCCTCAGAGGAGTATCTCCGCTTACAGTTTGTCCTTCATATCCTGAAGAATTCTGATAGTCAGCTTGAAGTCCTCTGGCAGTTAGCATAGCCAGTTGAACATCACCACTGTTAACAGCAGTATCATAAGCCTGGATTTGTTCAGGAGTATAATTAGCTTGTGCCCATTCCACCATGTTCTGATAGTTACCAGAGCCACCTACAGAATCCTTTACTTGATTACCTATCTGTTGGCCCAAAGCTTTTACTCCTTCAATGTAAGTATCAGTATATTGTTTACTGATTCCAGCTTCTTCTAAAAGTTTATAACTAGCATCCTTTAAACCACCAGTTTCCATGTACTCTTTTTGTAAAGCTTCCATATCAAAAGGAGCTTCAAAAGCTTGAGGAATACTTAGTTCTTCTTGTTCTTCTTGTACTTGGTCAGTAGGAGGAGAATGAAAGTTTCTTTCCAGTTCATCATAACTTCTTCGCCACTCTTCATCTGACTTAAATTTTTCTGGCCTAAATGTTTCATCTACTACTTCAGGCTCTTCTAAAGGAACTACACCTTGATCAATAGTATTCTCTGCAAGGGTAGCTTTTGAAGCCATCTCCCTGTTGTATTCATCCATACTTGGAGGAGCTTCACTTTCAACGGTTATCTGGTTTGCCATATCGCTCTCCATAGGATTCTTTTATAGTTCCACTAGGAAGTTTAATCTTAGTGTAAGTAGAAGGTAGTCCATTCTTAGTAGCTACACCAGCTTTCTGTTCCATGATTTCCATTGTTCGGTCTACATCTTTGAACTGAGCCTTGGATGTAATACTGTTCTCTGGTTTCTTTTTTTGCTTACTGGGTTTTGTTGCCATCAGCTTGTCGCTCCCTTACCATTTCGCCCACCTGATTAACAGCATTAGGTGTCGCTGCCAATCCTGCCTGAGCCATCATTTGTTGTTGTTGTTGAGCTTGCTGTTCCTGTTGAACTTGTTCTTCAGGTTTAATCAAGCCCTTCATGTCTATTCCAAAACCAACACCTAATCTCTTAAGAGCATCACTGGCATTAGTATACGTTAACACGGCTTCTGGACCAAGTATTTGGGCAGCAGTTTGTAGAAAGGTAGCCAGTTTATTAGCATCATTACCTCTCCCTAATGCCTCAAATCCTGTTATGATGACAGGCTCTACCGAACCTTCTGGTAGTTTGGGAAGTTTCTTCTCTCTTTCTAAGACAGAAATCATACGTTTAATGAGGGGCAACTGAAGTTCATGGGAAAGTAAACTATAGATCCCACCAAGAGTAGTCTCCAGTTCGTTTGCCAAGAACCGAATTTCTTCTGCCGTTACTCTTTCAGCGTCACGTTGAACACTCTGATTCAACATAAAAGCAGCAGCAAGTCTTCTTTCAGTTTGGGCTATAGTTTCCTGAGCTACCCTGAAGTCATTAAACTTTTGCATCTGGAGTACTGTTACATCTTCAGCACTTCCTTGTCGTACTGCTAGGTTAGGAGCTTGAGAGATAGTCTTTAGTTTGGTTGTACCATTAGGTCTTACAAGGAAGATAGCTCTTGCAGCAGCAGCCGAACCTTCCAGGATTGCCTTGGATAAACCCTCAAGTGCTCTCAAGTCTCCTAAGTATTCTTCTACGAATCCTCTACCATAATCTTCACCATCAATAGCAGAAAATCTTAAAGCTAACCAAGGGTTCTTATCTAAAGGATAAGTAGAATCAGTATTAGGAACCTTCTTATCGTTAACTTCTTGATGAACGTGTATCTTATTATTTTTTCTTCTTACTACTGTATATAAATTAAGTTGTTTCTCTTGACTGTCTGAACTCGTTCCAGTTTCATTAGGAGGAGAACTTCCAAAGACATCCTTGTAAAGCTCACGACTCATCTTCTCCAGGACTATAACCTCAAGCATCTCTCCTTGAGGATCTCGCCTAACACAATACTGATCTAAATGAAATACTCTGACCTTGTTATTTTTATCAGCATGAAGAAGACAGTTGCCAGTGACAATGAGGTGACGTAAACATTCACTCAGGGGAACACGCATGGCCTTTGCTTCTACTTCATCCATGACCGCACGTTCCATAGCATTAAGTCCTTCTTCTATGGGAGCACGTTGAGCTTGTAATTCCTGTAGAGTAAAGTCATCTATCTGGAACTTGAAAAAGGGGGAGTTAGGGGGGAAAAGTGTTAAAAGGAGTTTTGCTGCTAGGTTGTTCACCCCCCTAGCTCCGATAGCTTGATAAGGAGTGGGAAGATCCTGATCAAGATTGTAATTTCTAGGAAGAATAAAAGGAATTGTTACTTCAGCTCCATCCCATGCACGATTTAAAAACCACTGTCGCTTCTCACATAAACTTGAATATTTTTTGTTAACTGAAGTATACATATATTATGCTATCTGTAGTCCTGTTCCTGCTACGTCCATACCTAAGCCGTAGTCTGCTACCTCTGCTTGTCGTTTTCTCAGAGATTTAGCTTGTTTAATTTCAGATGCTAATACGGCAGCAGCTTGTCTGCCACCTGAGCCTGTAACTGTTGATTGTTGAGAACTATATCCTTGTGTTTCATAAGGTTGAGCACCATATCCTTGTGTTTCATAAGATTGAGCACCATAACCGTACTGAGAGTAATCTGGAGTTTGTGGGGTAAGCATACCCATACCTACTGATCCTGCTAGTCCTGTGATTCCCATACCAACTGCTGAAGCTGCTGATACACCTGTTGCACCTACAGCCGTACTAAAGCCTAAACCACTACCAACATTAGACATAACTCCTGAAGAGAAAAAACCTTCACTACCAAGACTCATGCCTCCAGTAACGCCACCCATAACACCACCCATGAGTGCTCCTGTAAGAACATCTTGACCAGTAACTGCTGCTCCTATAGCTCCAGTAGTTGCTCCAATGGCTATGCCTATGGAAATAGGTTCACACATATTTTAACCTATGTTCAAACCAGTAGGTCCACCACCTAAAGGAATTCGGAATCTTCGTTTACCTGTAGCTCTCCTAGCTGTTTTGGTTTTACTCTTAGCTACTTCCTTTACCTGAACATCTTTTGTTGTTTTAGCTGGTCCTGGAGTCACCTGAACCTTTTTTGTTGTTTTAGCTGGTTCGGGTGTTATTGTCCTAGGAGACACCTGTGCTGTCTTAGCTGGAGGACTCGTCCTAGGAGACACCTGTGCTATCTTAGCTGGAGGACTCGGAGGCGG